AAGCGCCCGGATGGAAACTCAATTCTAAAACGCTTAATACGGCTATTAACGTCCTCGTAATTATCTAAGAACCCCATTAGATTAGGTTCTTTTCTTTGAGTGCCTGGGCTATTGAGCGGCCTCTTAAGTAGCCCTCGCCGTGGCCTTGTCGGTATCCGAGTGTATAAGCAGCTTTGATAAACGCTGCCATAATGCCCGTTACTGTAAAGATTATTAGAAAGTCTGCACTGTTCATATATCGCCCTTTGTTAAGGCCGATTAGGCTACTACCCGAGTAGCCCTCTCGGCGTGTGTAGTATCAGTATGAGCCCATCGACTGACATAAGGCAACTATTTAGCGAGGCGTGTCTCAAGCAATATCTCGTAGATTTTATCTATTTTGGCATCCATACGCTCTTGACGTACCTCGATGTGGTCGATACGACCGCGTAGGTTATGGCCACCGTTACCGTCTGGCTTAAGCTCTGATAAATAATACTTTACAAAGTGTCGGATAAGCCCAGCTCCTAGCCCCAAAATAGTAAAGCTCCCCAAAGCTATACCAACTACGAGCTGAGCCTCTTCCATTACTTAGCGCCTACGCCTAACTGCTTCTCCGACGGTTGGATAGCCTTGAGTAATGGCCCGATTAGTCCTGCGATAAACGCATTAGCTAATACTTTTGGATCTGTAATACCGGATAGATATAGAGCTCCTACGCAAGCTGCAGCTGAGCGTAGGTAGGACTTACCGGCAGCGATTAATTGGTCTTTCATTGTATTACTCCTTAGTGCCCTTAAGGATTTGTCTAACTATAAACCTAAACTCTCGATTAAGGCTTTAGCCTTGACGGGTGATACTTCTATTTCCCAGTGCATCTCATCGGCTCGGCTCTTAAAATCGCCGCCCCATTTTAGGCCGTACTTTTTAGATAAGGCCCGGATCATAGGTACCTTTTCAGCTGGGAACGTACCTACCTTACCCAGCGGATGTTTAGTCGCGTTAAGGTCGATCGCCGTACCGGATGAGTGGCAAGATAATTTATCGGTAGTGCCTCGTACCATACGAAAGGCGTAGGCCCAATCGTCAAAGGTGCCCTCGTCGATCGGCTCGATTAGCTCGTGAAACTCAGCCGCAAAGGCAGCCAAGAGTGGGCCCACACTCTCAGCGCACCTAAGCTTACGGTCTGTACCCTTTACGGGATACGCTTTAATTTTGATTTCGTCCGGATCTTTAGAGGCCGGGTATCCGTTATAGCTCTTTAATGCAGACAAAATTAAACGCCCTCAGGTTTTGGTTTTTTATAATTCCACTCTGCAACATAATCACCTAGACCGTCGCCGTCGTTTTGTAAGATAATTGTGCCGTCAATAAAAGCACGTGTATCTACAAGCTCCGGATATGCTGCAATAATCGTTTCGTATAGTGTCATTATGATCTAACCCCTACTCCTGTCATCCACGTGGCTGAACCGCCTGCGCTGCCTTGAACCGTTGGTGATGATCCAGCCATAAATCCATACATCTCAACATAATCTGTCGAACCATTGAAATAGACTGTGACTGAACCGCCGACATAAACTTCACCTGAGAACATCGCAGTAAAAGATTTATACGCAGACCCATTTTTATATAAATAAATTGTTCCAAAATTGCTTCCCTGCACGACAACCATACCAAGACTGATTACATAATATCCTGCGACTGTCGGGGTGAATCGACTAGATGCAAAATTGGAATTAGTATCAAACTCCTCGCCGCCTAAAGTAATTTTTGTAAAAGTGGACTGAGAGATACTTTGATTTGTTGATGCAAAGGCAGAAAACGCAGGTAGTGTAGTAGCTGCAGGCGTAGCCCATTTAAGGCCAGTAGCCTCGGCTGAGTCAGCCGTAAGTACCTGACCATTGGTACCGACTGCTAAACGAGCTGGAGTATCTGCAGCGGTAGCACCAATTAAATCTCCTTTAGCATCTACTATGGCTTTAGCGATAGCTGCATTAGCAAGATCGTAAGTAGTTTTAACTGCATTAGCCGTAGCTGCAAGAGTCGTAGAGGTACTAGAGGTAGAGTCTGATAATTGCACTGCGCCAAGATTTGACGTAGTACCGCTAAGGATGCCTACGGTAACGGTGCCTGAGGTACCGCCTCCCGTTAAAGGACTTGATACCGTAACGCCTGTAATATCACCGGCAGCATCGGTAACCCATACAAAGTCCATATCGGTATTAGAGTTTTTAGCTAGTACTTGGCCGCTTGTGCCTCCTTTAAGATCGACAAGCGAGGCATCTATAGAATCGCCTAGCGCCTCGATAGCGGTAGCACCATCCTTTACAAGGTCGGTCGAGGTAGGTACGGGCCAGTTAAAGTTAGGTGTGACTGTTGCCATTAGGTTAATCCTCCAAAAGCGTTTTCCCAGATAAGAGTAGCATTTACTCCAGTCCAAATTAGGTTAGACGGGCTAACCGTGTCCCACTGTGGCGCGACAAGTGAGAAATCTGTAGGGCTAAGAGTCAGGGTTAAATCAACATAACCCGGAGTAGCTTTAATAGCGTAGCCCTCGACAAAGCCATTAAAAGAGCCGTTAAACATATTGATAGGCAGATCGTTAATTATTACGGGCTCACCAAAAAACGCATTTATGAGCTTATCTCGCTCGGCATCGGGTAACTCTGAGTTATCGAGTCTAAAAGTAATGCTCTGCAGCTGCTCGCGAGGGATCGCGCGGAGCCCTAGTTCTCGGGTCATAAGGCTATTTACGTCGGCTAGGTTATGGAGGTTAGTCGTAACGCTGCGCTGATAGCGGCCATAGTTAGCGATTGAGTCTGCATCGAGGGCCGAGGCTTGGCTATTGTAATTATTGCCATAATTAAATACTAAAGAGTTACGGATCTTGCCTATCTGGAGGATAGATTTAACCGTAGACGGTATAGCGTAATTGGCTGATAAATTGGTATAGCCATTAGCTGAGAGATAAGCGGTACGATGGTCCGTATCGGCATAGCAGACTCGCCCGGCTTTATCCTCGTATATCTGACCTTGTGCGCTCTGCGCGATCTGAGCGCATAAGTTATAGCTGATAGCCGGATCAGCCGCTCGAGAAATCATCTCGTAAAGGCCCGGCTGATCTATTTCGCCTAGTCCTACGTTTTCAGCATCGGCCCACGTAGTCGTAGGGTCATAGTTAAACCACTGTAGGGCAGGAGCTACCTCAAACCAAGAATTAATTAGCAGCTCGTTAAGTATGTCGTATATCTGATCGCCGTCCGTATCCTTAGCTAGGGCATCGGGAAATAGAGCTTTAGTAAGCTTGGCTAGAGATCCTACGGCCAATATATTACCGATTGTTATAAAGCCAGTCTCCTCAGGAGATCGAACCGAGATACCAAAATCGGATACTTCACCGCCAAAAACGGGCACATAAGCCCCGGCGCTATTCTTGAGTTCAAGGGTAAGAGAATCGGTTACGTCAATATCAAAAGCTGAGTTATCGAGGTTGATAATCTCCATACGTGCGTAGCCTGCGTTGCATTGTAAATCAATATCATCACGGCCCGTGGCCATATTTACACTGAGCACGTTATCGTAAACGGTCGTACCTACAATAATGCGCCATTCAGGCAGCCACGTACTCATAGCAGATAGTTACCCGAGCCACGATTAACTGAGGTACCTCGGTAGCTCGATTGATTAAGTAGATCCTCGACGGCTCTAGCGATCGCTTCAGGATCTCCTACGCCTGTATTTATCGTGAGCTCTACGCTTTGACCGGGAAAGCCCATAGTGGGGTTCCAGCCATAATTAGGAGCAGGCTCGGTGAGCGTAGGCATCGGTGCGACATAACCCGGATTAACTCCAGCTATAACGCCAGCTGCTAAACCGCCAAGAGGTCCTAGATCCTTGAGTGTCTGAGGACTAGGCGCGAGGCTTGCGCCACCGCCTAAACCTACTTGGTTAAGAGCATTTTGATATTCTCTAAGAGCCGCTAGGCGCTGATCGTCGGCCGCTCTTTGTGCCGTTGCTACTCGGTCGATCATCGAAAGCTCTGCAGTTTCGGTTAATCGTGCATATGTAATGGCCGCGTTACCGGTCTTACTGAGCGAGGATAGTCTCTGGATCTCTGTAAGTTGAATCTGTACGCGCTCGTTATAAGCCTCTTGAGCCATAAGAGTACCGGCAGCCGTTATCGCAGCGTTATATTTCTTAAACGCCTCTTCACGTTGCAGTTCTTTATCGCCCTCGGCCATTTTGCTATCGTTAATAACTTTAAGTTCGGTAAGCAGCTGCGTATTGAGCGATTGCAGGGTAGCGTTACTAATTTCGGTTACGCCTGCTAACCGTTGCATATCGGCGTTTTTCTGAAAAGCTGCGAGTTCGCCGATCTTTTTAAGAGCTGCATCGCCCTTGTCCTCCTCGATCAGCATAAGAGCCTCGAGGCGTAGCTTTGTCTCTTTGTCGTAAGTTGATTGTAGGGCTGCAGCTATAGAGATCCGAGTGCTATCAAAAACGGCGGCAGCTTTAGTTAAGGCTATCTTTTGCTTATCTAACTTAGCTGCTTTTGCTTTATCAGCTGCTATCTGTTTTTGGCGTTTAGCCTCGTCCTCTTGTATTTTTCTGCGCTTGGCTGCCTCAGCCGGTGTCTCATAAATACCTACTGGCATAGATCCGAGATAACCCTGAGTAGGACCCTTAAGGGCTTTAACCTTTTTACCTTCCTCTATAAGGATATTTATATAAGATCCTAAAATAGGAATGGCTTGTATAACTCCTTGAAAGCCAAGACCACTGACGAGACTGCCACCGGGTAATTCTTTGAGCTTGCCCAAAAGGCTACCTAAACCTACCGTCGCATCGGATATAGAAGTCGCTAAAGTAGTCATAGCCGTTACTAAAGGCTCTACGTTATGGCTTTCGCCTGAGAGTAATGTAAAAGCATCTACTAGACCGGTACCTATAATCTCCTGAGCATTATTGGCGGCTTCTCCCAGTACACGCATCTTGCCAGAAAAGGTCGTAAGCTCTTGACCAGCTGAGCCCTTAAAGGTTTTACCGAGTAGCGTTACGGCATCCTCAAAGTTAAGAGTCTTTAGTTCGGCTTGAGTAAGGCCGAGGTTATATTTTCTAAGTGATTTAGTATTACCCGAATAAATTGCAGCGAGATCCTGATTTACGGTTAAAAGATCCTGACCTGATCCAGCCGCTATATCTAAAGATAGGTTTAGTAATTCTTGAGATTTCGTCGCAGATCCGGTAACGGTGATTAGCTTTTGAAAAGCCTCACGCAATACCTCGCCTTGATAACCAAACTTAGCCGATATCTCATCAAGGTTGCGCTCAATTCCTGGTATCTCGAAAGCCTGCCCAAGATTTTTTACTACGTTAGCTAGTCGTACGGCTGACTTCTCATTTTCTGCAAAAGCTTTAACCGCGTTTTTAGCATAATTGGCTAGGCTTGCCGCTCCAAACGTCACGCCAAAAGCTTTAGCCAAACTTTTTACGGTTTTCTCAAAACCCGAAATCTGCTTTTGACCTTTACCAAGAGCTTTACCATCCCACGTAGCTAAAGCGCTTACGACCATACTAGGTAATTTGGATACCATTTATGCCGCCTTTGTGTATGAGCCTTGATTAAAGGCACTAATAGTATTTTCTAAA